ATATTGCATCTGCGGTTTTCATGCCACAAATTTAACACTTTTCTCAAAATTCATGCACCGTGCTTTCGGCTTGACCCGAAAGTAACAATCAAGCGGCGAAATGAGAGCGAAAGAGCGGACGGCCGCGCCGCTCTGTATGCGGTGTTAAACATCGAGCGTATAAAAATCCGCCTCCCTCTGGATATAGCGGTAACGGGTGCGGAATGGGACCCGGTAACGGAGAGAATCAAGGGGCGCGGTCAGGAGGTAAAAGATAAGAACCTTATAATTTCCAACACGAAAGCGAAAATCTCGGACATACTCGTCCGGGCGAGGCTCACGGGCGAAACACTCACGAAAGACAGTTTTCTCGCGCTCTACCGTCGTCCGGGTGAAACGATGAATTTTCTTGAATACGCCTTCCGGCACCTCGACGAGCTGCGCACGGCCATGCAGCCCGAAACAATCCGGCACCACAAAGCGGCGTTAACGAAACTCCAGCACTATAACCCACGGCTCCAGATAGCCGAGATAACGCCCGAATGGCTGCGCGTATATGCCGCCCACCTCCGAGATAAGCACAATAACAACGCCGGAACAATACGCAAAAATATGTGCGTTATCCGTATGCACTATTATGCGGCTATGAGAGCCGGGAAAGTGAAGGTTAACCCGTTCGAGGTGTATCGGGTTCCGGCCGCCGACCCTGCTGTTATATTTCTTACCGAACAGGAATTAAACAAACTGACAAGCCTCTATCGCTCCGCCATTCTTGACGAAGGAGAACAGGACGTGCTTCGCTTCTTCCTGTTTATGACATTCACGGCCATGCACATATCCGACGCCAGAGCGTTGCAGATAGAGCAGATAAGCGGCGGCGAAATCCATTACCAGAGAATCAAGACACGCACGCGCGTAAATATGCCGCTATCGCGTCCGGCGGCTGAATTGGCCGAATACTACCGCGACGGACGGTATCGTGGCAATCTGTTCAGGAAATTGCCGACGGACCAGGCGTTCAACAGAATAATAAAAAGAATCTGTAAACGTGAAGGTATCGAAAAAGCGGTCAGCGCGAAAGCTGCCCGGCACACCTTCGCCACCCTTTACTACAAAAAGAACTCCGGCGACCTTGGCACTCTTTCAAAACTCTTGGGGCATACCTCGGTAACAACCACCATGATATACGCCCACATAATGAAAGAAAACCGCGTCGCCGGGGTGTCTGCCTTCGACGATATGTTATAACTCGTATTGGGAGTAATCGACGGCGTTTTTCGCTTCGATTCCTGCGGCTCGGCACTCTTTGATGTGCGTCCACATGGCTGCGACCATATCGCCCAGTTCGTCGGCTGCGGCTGCGTCCGTATCAGCCTCCAGCAGTCCGATGAACGGGGCGCGGTCGATTTCGCCGGTCTTATCGAGCGAGTACACCGCAAACAGAAAATTGCGCTGTGCCGCGTCTGTCAGCCTTACCTTCCGTCCATTCCAAAAGAACGTATTAGCGATTCGGTTCTGGGTCTGTGCGTCGAAATACTCCGCCACTGCGTCGCGTATCTCGTCAACAGTCGGACGGCCGTCGGTAATCATTTCAACGGCCAGCCATCCGCGCTCCTCGTCGCGGTGGTGATTCCAGCGCACCGCCCAGCGGTCGCGGCGTGGGTTTATGCACTCGATAGGCGCAAGCACCTCGGAACATGATATTTCTCTCGTTTTCATGTCGATATATTGTTAAGTGAAAAGATATTCGGTAAAATTGCCCTGTGCGTTACGCGCCATAGTCACCTTATTCTCGCCCAGTAGTTCCTTATCTTTCAGCGCGTCGCATATATCGCACATATCAGGATAGCCGGTAAAGAATTTAACCACGTCGCCCTTCTTCAGGGGTAAGTTACAGGCCGCAAGCTGCGCCCGGTTCGGGACGATAAGACGGGCGCAAACGAGATATTTCGTTTTCTCCTTTGCCTCCGTGTCACCGTTGGCCACCGCTTCCTTGTGTTCTCTACGCGACCACTTTGTCGAAACGCCTGTTTGAAAATCCAGAATACAAAGCGTCGAGCCTACGAGCGCGTTAAGAGTGACCTCGCGGCAAGTAAAATTTTTCTGACCGTTCTGACGCACTCCCGGCGATGTCGAGATACCGAGGTCGGCCAACGATTTAAGATTTGAGTAATCAGCCATTTTTAAGCCTGTTATTTTGTAAAATAGATGTTTAGCGTCTGCGTGTTTGCAGAGCGAGTAAAACGACGCGAGTATTTCAGCGCGTCGGCGTTTGCTTTTTATTTTGTGGAGGCGACGGGCTGCCTTCTTCTTGTTGCGCTTCCGAATACGAGTATAATCCTTGAAAATGTCATATCCGATAAAGTCGATACCCTGTGAAACCGGGTAAATACGTTCATTCGCTTTCACCTTCAGCCCTATGCCCTCGACCTGTTCGTGAACGATACCGCTCAATTTCCAAAGTGTCGGTTTGTCGGGACCTAATCCCCTCTTATCGTCGCAATAACGATAATAGAATCTGAAACGGTGTTCGTCCTTAACGTGGTGGTCGAGCCATACCGATAAAAGGAGGTTGCCGAAATGTTGTGAGCTGCGCAATCCGATAGATAGCCCACGGATAAGGAAACGCACAAACCGTTCCAGAAGGGTGAGGATTATAGGCCCTTTGAATATGCGGCGTAACGTGTCCATCATGATGTCCTGCAATATGCTTTCGTAGAATTTCGTAATATCGTCCTCGTAAACATATTGTATTTCATCGGGGTATAATTCGAGGTCGCGGCGTATAAGCTTCAGAAGGTCGTGCGTACCCCGGTTTTTCAGCGATGCCCCGGTGGTTCGTATCAACTTTTTGAACGTCAGTTCCTCGACGATATTCATTATTGCATGAATACCCATTTTTTCATAATACGAGTAAAGGAATTGAATCCGTCGTTTCTTCCCTCCTTCGGTAATTATCTCCTCTCCGTAGGAGGTAAGGCGAAACACGCCCGCCGATATTTCAGCGGCCAGCCATGCCTCTATCCCGTCGATATGCGCAAGAATCTCGCGCCCCTGTTTAGACTGCTTTCGGGCAGTTCCTCGGAGTACGGCGTCGATTGATTCCCGGATATTGGACGAGGCGACAATCAGCGGAATTATTTCGGAATCCTTTATACGTTTCATGTTGTTTGTTTTGCCTTCATTTTTCTGGGGCCTAAGTTATTCGGCTGCCATTGCTGGCCCTACTAAACTCCACCCCTGCGCGTGATGTTTCGGCGTTCCGTCCTGTGGGCGGCTGTGCCGTGGCTCTCTCCCCTGCCTCGACGGTGGCGACACGTCGCCGATGTCGGAGGGCTATATATTTTCGATTTTGGCAAATTAACGCTTTGAGTGCAAGGCGCGACCCGCTCCACGCGTTCGTGTTCGATGAATCGTTGTTCGCGTTCGTGTACGAAACACCGGCGTTCGAGTTGGCGTTGTTGTTGGAGCGGTACACCACACGGGCCGACGACGATTGGGGAAATCTACCATTTCGGGGGCTGCTCTGCTGTGGGAGGGCTGCGCCCTCGTGTATCGTTTAACATCATACGTTCAAGTTTATTCGGTTAGGCTATGGCCTCGGCCTCCAAGAAGGCCGCGACGTTTAACGTATATTCGATTTCACCGATGAAGGCAAGGCGCGACCCGCACCACGCGAGCGTGTACGATGAATCGTGGATCGCGTACGTGTACGAAACACCGGCGTTCGAGCTGGCGTAGTGGTCGGAGCGGAACACCACACGGGCCGACGAGTTGGAACACCAGAATTTGTCGCCGTAGTGGGTTGTTTCTGTGGCGTTGAGCAACACCGGCACCACGTCCATGAAACGACCGTTATGTAATTCGGTAATCCATGAATCGGAGATTGTGCCACTCTTGACGGTTCTTTCTTCACCGGTTCCGTACTCGGTAAATTTCCAAACGTAGTAATCGGAGGTAACTCCGCCCATCCATTCTGCGACATTGCCCCAAAGATTTTCGTAACCTATGGCGTTGATAGATGTCGCATTTCGTAACGTCTGCGTATCGTCGTAATACCAGCCTCCGGCCGCACCGATAGCATTAGCCGGGTTCGCTATGGTGTCCTTCATGCCGAGGAAGGCGGTCAAGCCTTGAACGGTAGTATTTGAGCCGGAGCCATATCCGCACACGCCTGAACTGTCACGGTCGCCATAGTTGGCCCAGAACAAACAAGCGATGTCGCGGTGCATGGGGTACGTTATCGGGGTGAATCCCTCGCCACGTCTGCGGCAGTAATCAACGAACTGCGATTGTGATACGCTGACGGTTGCCGAAACGCCCGTAATACTGCGAATCTGCAAATTACCGTAATATGCTTTCACAACACCGGCAAGCCATTGGCCGGTTCGCCAAGCGTCCGGCTCGATAGCGTGAATCTCCGGCGAGGTGGTAAGCCACACGAAGGAGAAAGGAGCGTCGGCGCGGCAAGTGAAAGCGATTTTTTCAGCGTTGGCCGGAACGGAGGTAAACAGGTAAGAGCCTTCGGTCATTCGTCCGCTATTGGCTGCGGCACGACCCACCACGTTGTTGTCTGCGTCGAGGAACACCGCGCCGTAAACCGATGAGTTCACGGCCGGCCATCGTGCTTGCTTGTAACCCTTCACCGGGGCAACATATACGCGGTAATCATCGTAAACCGCGAGGCAGTCGTCGAAGGTGGTGTATGTGGTCGCCACTCGGCAAGCTGCGCGGTCGTGCAACTCCATATCTTCCGGGTAAAGTTTACGGCCCTCCGGCTGCGTTACAGCCTTCAGAGAGCTGAAGCAGTGGTAATGGCAACGGTTAATAAAATCGTCGATACCCTTGCACCAACGGTCAGGCTCGTACATCATGAAATCGCCTTCGTCGGCCTTCGTCGGGTGGTTGAAACCTTGTGTATTGGCCTCCGTGCCGTCATGATAACGGCGGCTATCGGTATCGTCAAGCGGACAAACGAGCATTTTGCCGGACGCTACATATTTAGCCATTACGCGGTGACGCTTCGCCATGATAGCGGCGACGTGCGCCGACGGTTTGAAAGTGTTGTCGTAGTCGTAGCCCGTTTCGTTATCGAGGTTTGAGATATTTTTTGAATCTGACACCGTTTCGTCGTACTTGATAACCGTCCATTCCGGCTGCTTTATGTTCAGTTCGGGGAAATGGGCCTGTAACTCGTTGAACTCCGATTCTTCGAGGTATTTCGTGAGTTGGTAAGTACCTACGAGGCGGCAAGTCGTCACGTTGTTACCGTTTTCATCGACACCCTTCATCGTCAGGAACTTGCGGAGGAGTTCACCGCGACCGCTCTCGTCTATGCCCGTAACACGGAGGTAGGTCGTAGAGGGGCAACGGTTGAGAAGGGTCTGCCAGTCAATCAGCGGACAGTTATCAACGACAAGGCGAGTAACCGCCGGAGTTCCGGAGAAGGTCAGCGCGTCGGGCGCGAGGTTCTGAAGGTATCGTAATTCGAGCGTCTGGAGCGAGGCCGGTAACTTTGCCGTTGACATCGTTCCGCCTTGTGCGAATATCACGTTTGTAAGCTGCGTATCTGCCGCGTCGAGAGTTTCGAGTTTACGATTTTCGGCCAGATTCAGAGAGGTAAGGCCGTTCAGTCCGTTAACATCAAGAGAACGGAGGTTCCGGCAATTTTCGAGAATCAGGCCTGTGAGAGCCTTCTGCCCAGTCGAGCAAGAAGCGTCAAGATTGCGGAGGCGAATACACTTGTTAAGGTTAAGCGTTCCGACAATAGCGTGACTTATGTCCGTAAGGTTGAGCGACTGAATACGAGAGGCCCCGTAAATGTTCTGCGGGTCGTTGATGATAAGATTTTGTTTGAAGGTAAGAGTTATTTCGTCACCTTGGCCATTTGCACGGAGGCCAGAAACCGTGGGGTCGCCGTTGGTGTAGCCATAGCCGAAACAAAATCTTTCCGCCGCCGTTATCTTCACGTTGCGAGGATTCGCCGCAAAGTTATACGAGAAATACACCGGGAACGCGTCGTCGCGGTATGTGCCGGCGCAATACTCCGAATCCAGAAGGTTGAAGCGGTTAACGATTGTATAGGTACGATGAGCGTAGCGCGAACCCTGAAGGGCGTAGAGATAGTCGCGCCCTTCTTCGATGAGCGGAAGAATATATTTATATTCTCCGTCCTTATTGTAGATACGTTCGCACCATTCGCCCATAAATTGGTTGTTGAACACGTCCAGAACGTACTCCGTTGACATCACCGAACGGATAGAACGGGCAACCTCGGCGAGTTTTTCGGGGCAACCGCGAACGAGTTCCCAGAGTACCGAATCATGTCCGGCGAAACAGTACGCGCCTTGGCTCTCGTCCACGGTATCGAAATCAATCATGTAATCGAATTTCAGGTACGAATCGTTTCGTTCGCCGAAAAGCGTATCCATATCGTAGGGCAAAATGTACCATATAAGGCCATCCCACGTTGCGAACATCATGTTTTTCGCGCGGTTATCCACCGCCATGAAATAGTTCGTCAGCGCGTACCATGCGAACGGGGCTTCATTGGCGAAATACTGCGTATATTCGCGGAGGAATTTCGACGGATTGCCCTTACAACTCTGAATCCACGACCATAAGCGTATAACTGCCGCTTTGTCGTCCTCGTGAGCGTCTGCCCATTTGGTGTCGGCCTTAAATCGGAACTCCAATTCATCATCGAAATTCGTCATGTCAGCCGTGCCGAACAGACAGAGAGCCGCCGAGTTGTTCAGGAACTCGACACAGATACAGCGATTACGTTCACCGCCGAGGGCTGCTTCATCGTTGAAACCTTCGATACCCTCGAACCCGTAAACTTGGTGCGATTCCGATTTCTCGTTGTTGAAATTGTATTTACCGAGGAATTTCGCCACTCCCTCGCCGTTGTTGTCGTAGAAAAGGTTTATCGGGAAACCGTCAACGCCCACGCGCACATCGTAGTCACCTTTATAGGCAGCTTGCGGGGGTGTGAGCCAGCCACAGCGGCGGAAAATATCGTTAACTATACGAACGCCGCCGGTGTTGTGCGTACTCGACGAATCCGAAAAATCCGCCTTCAGACAGAAGATTGATACAGGACGCGCCCCCGGCTTGAAACTGTAAGTCATATCCGGAACCGGAACTCCGTTAACCTCCAGAGTGCAACCGTATTGCTCTCGGAGTAAATAGATACGGTAGTTTTTACGCGGGTATGTCGTCGAACTGGTACCCTGTATTCGCAAACCTACATTACGGGCAACGAAATCGTATTCCTTGCCGTAGGGCGAATAAAAGTATATATCAACCGTAACCTCGAATTTCTTGTTATTCGTCTGGTTAACAAGGTCAACATCGCCGACAATGCGCATACAGCCTTTACCCTGTGCGCGGAGTTTGTCGATGTCCACCGCGTCCTCGTCGTTGAGAATGTCGTTTTTCTGGAACAGTATAACCATTTCGTCAGCCGTCGAGCGGTCAACCATAAAGTTAGACAACATTTCATCATCAGAGAGGGCGCGGTCGTATATGCGCACGTTACGGAGTTCCACGTCTGCCGCGTCAGAACTTACGGTAATTTTAGCCGGGTTTATCTGCATGAGCGAGGCGGCGGCCTGGTACTGGAGTGAGCGGTCGCGAATACCGTTAACATACAGATGTAAAAGGCGGTTTTCGTTTTTGCTCTCAACCACGAACGCTATTTTAATCGGAATATCCGGGGCGAATTTCGTTTCAAGTTCCTGACCGCCTGAAACAACCATACGAGCCTGTTCGGTAGTCATTTCAAGACCCACGCCGTCGGCGAAACACGACATAACAACGCCGTTACGGTCTGACACGTTGGAACACATCAGTTCCGCCTCCACGGTGAAGCCTGTCGCTGTCGCGTCTTTTGCAAACGGGGTATCGTTAATTGTGATACTTGCACCGTTTGTAAGTAAAAGCGCGTCGCCTGTCCATCCGTTGTTGCTCCAGTCGAAACCGTGGAAATCGGTCGTTATACCTTCAAATTCCCAAACGCCCGGATTCCCCTCGGCGTTACTGCGTCCGGCTGCGGACAACCTTACACGAAGGGAATCCGTAACCTCAATTAAATCAATGTCGGATTCTACTACCTCGATGTTAAAGAGGTAATCGGTTTCGCCTGTTTTGAATTTCATCGCCTCCGTTCCGGGAGCGGTGAAACGGTTAGTGTACCGCTGAACGGTGCGCGGGGCTGTGATAGACTGCATAACCACTCCGTCGTGATATACGTCCATGCTTGCCGGAGTGGTATCAGGGTCGAACACCACAAAATCAAAATCAAGGCGTTCAAACTGACCGATTTCCAGCGTTGGAGTGAGGTAATCGTTATTCTCGAAAATCCGCCCGTCGGCGAAGATAATCATCGTACCGATAAACGGAGCCGGAGCATAACCGGTTGCCGGTTTCTTCAGAAGGTCGATAAAAATAGATTCCGAACGGAGTGTAAGAGTGTCCGAGGCTTCGAGTTCGGCGACCATCTGAATGTTGTGCCGTCCGACAGTAAGCCCCGACAACGGAACGGTAAAGCTGCCGTTCGTTTTGCCGGATTTCGTTACCTCCTTTGTGTCGTATGCCTCTCCGTCGAGATATAGGGTTATGGTCTTGCGGCCGGAACCCGACACAGTGAAAGGAATCGCAACGGTATCGTATGGGCCGTAACCGCCTCCGGCGATAGAGTTCGCCAATGAGTAGGCACTTGAAAGGGTCAGCGTCATAGCCTTGACGCGGGCGGTAGCCTGACGGGTGCGCGTGGCTCCTGTTTCCGGGTCGATTACCGAGGCTTTAACCGTGATGTCGGTTGTTCCGCTTCGGACGTAACTTGTTATGTCGAGTTCGTAATCACCTGCGGCCACGTCGTTGAGAGTGGTCGTAAAAGTAGTAACCGCGCCATTCTTGACAGTAATTTCGATGTCGGCGCGTTGGCCGGTCGATTCTCCGCCTTGGTCGCCTCCGAGATACTGGTGGTCGTATCGGTAAAGGAGTTTCACGGGGCTACCCTCGCGGATTGTATCGTTATCAACCGAGGCGGAAAGTATGATTTTAGCGGTAGCCCCGGTTTCACCGCTTCCGCCTGTACTTACGGGAATATCACACCCGGCAATCTCTTGACGCTGGTCGTTGATGATTGCGAGGTGAATCTCCGTTCCCTCGTCGTTCATCGTAGCGTCGAGGTCGGCGACTGTTTTACCCTGAAGGTCGGTAATTGCTTGCGTAATTACGTTGTTTTGTACCGGGTTGGTTGACTTGTCGTTTAGAGTTTCGTCCACCTCCAGCTCGTCAACGGTGATATTTACGATACCTTCAGCGTCGGGGTTTACGGGGGTGTTATTGAGTTTAATCCCGGTAATTGTCCCCTTCCCGCCGGTGTCCTCCCAGCTCTCTGCCTTTTCCCACTGGGTGAGCGTCGAGCCTTTGAACTGCTTCGTTTCCCAGTCGCCTGTGCCGAGGCGGTAGGTTATCCAGCGACCGAGAGCGCGGTGAGTGGCCGGAACTGCCTCGATAGCGGCCTGAAGGTCATAGAATCCGTTTTCGGGCGGAACGAGTTCCGTCACGTTAATAAGATTACCCGCGCCCTTTTGGCCTACGCCCTGCCAATCCTCCCAATCTGCCGCCGCTGTCAAGTCTGCGGCTTTACCGTTGCGGAATTTCAAGCCTCCGGCGGTAAACAGATATTGAACAAAGTGGTACGTTGTCGGTTTTCCTACGGCGTTCGGACCGGCATAACGGTAAACAATAAGAATTTCATCGGTCGGGCCTTCCAGAAAATAGAATCCCGCTTCGGTGAGCGCGTTCAGATTGTAGCCGTTATCTTCAACCTTGAAACCGGCTTCGAGGAGTTCGGTTTTATACTGAAGGTCACTAATCGAATAGCCTTGTTCGCGTATTTTCTTGGCGTTTTCGGTGATACGCTCGTCGATAGCCGAGAGCAACGCCACAAGGCTGTCCGAATCCGTCACACCATTCAGGAAGGTGATAATTTCGTTAAAATTCTCGATTGCCGTCGAGGCGTTCTTGCCGAGAAGGTTGTTAATTGCCGTTCGGTTAGTGGCTGCGGCCGTCTGCGCGTCTGAAGCTGTTCGCGTCACCGTCTGGAGAGCGAGCTGAAGCGTGTCGATAGTGCGTTGCAGAGCCGCGTCGGCTGCCTGTCGTTCGGCTTTCTCGGTTGCTACCGCCGAGTTATTCGTCAAAAGGTCTTTATAACCCTTATTGAGAAAATCGAACACACGGGCGACCATCTCGTTTGTAACGCTTTCGGGGTCCTCGGCGTTCCAGATAACCGTTATAAGGTTATCAATAAACTGTTGTGTCGTGTCTGCCATTGTGATAATGAGTTAATTAAATTGTTTGCTGAACTGCTTCGAGAATACTCGCGGTTTGCGGCCTTCCGTTCCGTCGATGATGTCTTGCATGATGTTGGTTTCATCTTCCGCCATTTGCAACTTGACGGTGAATTTTTGGGGCGTTTCCGGACGCGGCTTGTATTTGAGTTCCTCGATAGAGGGTATAACTTTAACCGGGAGTTCCGAGAGGTCGAGCAAATAAACCTCCTCGCTGCCTATCATATCCATGAGGAAACGGACGGTATCAGCCCGCATAACTCCGGTTTCGATTGTTAGCGATTGGGGGCGTGTGATACGTTCGCGGTCGGCGGTGAAATCGTCGGTTTCAGCGTCGTATCTGCTGAATCTTGCTTCATCGGCTGCGGCGTAATCGGGTGTAATGGTAAGTTCTCCGGCAAGTTCGATAATCTCGAATACACCGAGAGAATTGCGGAATTTCAGGCGGTAGCGTTCCCGTGCCGGGTCGCTCCGCTCAATTACTATGCTGCAAGAGTATTGCGAGGGGTCGCCCTTGTATATGTCGAAACTATTCGACAAAACTCCGTATTCATCGAAAAACTGTTTTCGTAGCGCGTCAATATCAAGCGCAAAAATACCGTTGTCGAAATTCCCGTCTTGTATTAGAGTTTTGCCCGTCGTTCGTTCTACAACGGTCATATACAGAAATCTCTCCAGACTTATGAAATAGAGCGGATAAAGTTCCGTTTCCTTCATCACTATGCGCCACCCTGCGGTTCGGGTTGTCATAAAAAAGTTATTGGCGTTGTTGAGAAAACGGGCCTCGAAAGCGTCGGTTTTCATTCTGGCATAACGTCGGTAATTCTGACGCGAAACGCCTCCGGCGATAATAAGGCACTCCCATTCGTCCAGATTATCCTCGGTAATATCAACGTAAATTTTGCGTTCGGAAATCGTGCCGTTGTCCTCGACCTCACGAACTCCGTTTATGTGGTACGACATTATCGGTTCGCCGATAGTGTAGGCGTATGCGTCCACAATCTCGGAGATATTGACGCTAAAGGGCTGGTTATAACGACCCACATAGCGTTGGTTCATGCCGCTGGCATAGACGGTGAACGGAATCCCGGTAATAGGATTGTAGTCGTCAACCGTCAAGCTGCTGCGTAGCAATATCGGATTTTTTGAAAAGGCGATACCCTTTTTTACATTTGAATCCATTGTAAGCGGGTTTAAGGTTTGGCCGTAACCATGAGTATAGAACCGGTGAAGGAGATTTCAACGGGGTGAGCGTTAATAAACTCGTCGCGCTCGGTACTGGGTGTTGTCAGGAACTTGTAAAACTGTTCCTTATTCCCCACATTCGTTTCACGCCACACTTCGTAGAGGGCGTTAACGTCTGCCGCTTGTGGGGCTGCTGTTATGTTATTGGCTTCCATGATTGCAAATTTCATTGAATTGCCACGGAGGGCAAAGGACTAACGATGCGCACTTACGAGCGTTACGGTATAGGTGATTCTAATAGTGATTTGTCCTAACGGGATTTCGCCCGGCTCCGTTTCGTAATGGTCCGGGTCGCCTTCTGAAACGTCGTACAGTTCCCATATTTCGTAGGTGGCGCGGGCCTGGTACTGGCGCGTTCTGGTCGCTCCCTCCATATTACAAGTACCGTCCGCGTTGTACGGGTCGGATTCCCACGTTAAGCCGGTTTTCTGCACAGTTACAGGCATGGCAAGGCCGGGCCATGTGTAAATATTTGGTGCTTGATAGTCCGGGTTAGCATTTTTCCACGCCTTGATTGCGGCGTTTTTGCTCTCGGTTGAGTTATAAACCGTCTGAAGGGTGTCCGAAACGTATTTCCAGTAATAGTCGGTATCTAACAAAGTAAAATTCGGTATATTCTGTTCAGTGGCGATGTTGTACGTTCCTTGCGTTTGAATTGTCCGTAACTTGATTTCCACGGCAATCTCTTTACCACCGGGCAAATAATAGTTAACGGTATCAATCAGGCAGCGCACACCCTTGAACATTACCGGGCGGAACATATCGAGCTGCTGAATCTCTTGCAGCTTTAGGCGGCCTTTAATTTCAATCGTTCGCGCTCCATGCCTCAAAATTTCATCATACTGCCGCCAATACTTATCGAACAGGCCGCCTTTATACTGAAACAGTAGGGAGGTTGTGTGCTGCTTTCCGTCCTTGAACGTGTCGCCTGTCACTGACGCGAACCGGCCTTCTGTACTGTCGTAGCTCGTTTCAATTCCGGTAAAAGCGAACATAAACGCCAGCGGCGTATCTCCACCCTCCGGTCCGTCAGAACCTTTAATATAACTGTGGTTGTGACGCATACCCTTCAGATAAAAAGGTACGTCGTCGGCAAAATCGCCGTAAGTTCCGTAAGCGGTTTTTCGTATCTGGACATGAGCCAGCGGCACAAATTCGTCGTCCGATGTGATTTCTTCAGCCTCTACTACGGGCGTTTTCGGGTCCCAATTAAAAAAGCTGGTAGAACCTTCCTTCGATTTCCTGTTTACTTTATCATATCTCGACCATACCGCCGTTTTTCGGTTAAAAGTAAAACTTATATTTTCATTTTCGACAACTGAATCACCGATTTGAGAGGAATCGAAATTCTTAAAAAAGTCCTCGAATCTCTCCGTTTCCGGCTCGGCGCAATCTATCGAGGTGGAGGCGGATAACTTGATATATTTCCCCTTGTCGTAGTTCACCACGGGCGGCTCGGATATTATATTACTTAAATCCTTTTGAGCCGGTTTGTTGATTATGTCGCCGATAAAGGCCATAGTTACGCGGCAAGTGCTGAAATCGACATGATAGACGAGGCCGAAACGCGCCCAGAGGGCGGCCATGAACGCCTCGACCGTCACGTCCGGCATGAGGTCGATATAATTAACATCTTTCTGACAACAGGAATCAGCGCAATTATTCAGCACGACAAGCCGGGCGAGGTCGTTATCAGTCTTGAACGGATTCGCAGCGATTGACATACCTAAATCGGAAAATATCAACTCCAGAACACGCCACACCCTTACAAATGGCGTGAACCCGTAGTTTTCCGGAACTGAAACCTCCGTAACTGTTCCGTTGATTGTCCTTGTCACCTTATCGACGCTTCTTAACGCTTTGTATTGCATTGCGGTGCGCGTCCACATATTCAATATTTCGACCTTTTCGGGGTCGATAATAGAATATGTTTCGAGCCATCCTTCTTTGTCGATAGCGGTAACAATAGGGAAAACCGCCAAAGGGTTGGTTTTCGGGTCAGCGTTGTGATATATCTCGTTAAGTTCCGACATCAGGACGGCAAGCGATGAGTGTCGCCACATGGGGAGTGTCGAAAATTCGGTCAGTTTCTTATTTTTCCATTTTTCGTAGGCCGTGGAGTTGTCGAACCCGACGTTAAAGGTTATACCGTCGCGGCTGTTTGCGCTTGTGTAATTCAGTGTGCCGCGACGTTGGTACGCGCCGTTCTCTATGATACAAGTCCGCTCCGGCTCGTTCGGATTCTCGGCGTTGTCAACTCGGACAACGTGGCCGGTCAGTCGGTTGTTACGCCTCGTCGGTGGAACGGTGGCCGGTATTGATTGGCTGCCTTGGTCGTTAAATATCGGGTTGGTATCTTCAACGGCCATGCTGAAACCTTCGGGGAGGTCGAGAGCTTCCCCTTTGATAAGTATTTTTATCATAGCGGTAATTACTTTTTGTTTCTGGTGAACGGAGCGCGGGCGCGGTCCATCGTTTCCTTCGCGTCCTCTATGTCCTTGTAAACGATATATGCCCGGATTGCCTTTGTTGCCGCCCGGAACTCCTGAACGGCCTTTGTAAATTCCTCCATGCTCAACGAGGGAGCCGGGACGGTATAACCTCCGTCGGCGTAACCGGCGGAAGGAGCGGCGGCCATACCTGAACCGAGGATTTTATTACGGCGTATCGCCTCGATTGTGCCCACCGCGTCAACTACGCGAGGGTTGTCCATAATAGGCTTCGGCACGACGTACTCGCCGCGATGAACGACACCCGCAACCTCGTAGCGGTCACCGTCGCCTGTATATCCGCCGTCAGAGTAGCCGGATAGCACTCGTTCAGCCTTGGCCGGAGCGGCAACGGTGCCGGAGCTGCCGGCGGTATTGCTCGGCTGCATATTCTTGATTTTGTCGCGTTCGGCTTTTGCGCTCACTACTTGGGCCACGCCGGTAGCAGTCAACATGGCGGCGGCTATAGCTCCACCAATCGGGCCGAGCTGCGCGAAAGCCTGCATTATGGCGACGGCGGTATTTCCTATAATCGTGGAGATTTTAATCGCAAAATCAACATCGGCGTATTTCTTTTGTATTTCGAGTTTCTTGTTTTCCTTTTCTTCTTCGAGGGCTGCAGTGTCCTCTCCGTTATTCTTTGCCTGTTGTATCAAGACATCATATTTCGCGTCACTCTGCGCGATTTCAGCATCTTGTATGGCCGAGAACATCGAGCCGGAAAGATTGGCGTAATAATCGAAATACTTTTTAGCGTTGGTAACGCCTAACTGTAATTTTTTCTTTTCGTAGTCCTTAGTTGAGATAAGGCCCTGACGGTGGTAATTTTCGAGTTGGGCGAGTTCGCGTTCGTACTCGTCGGCCCATGATAGCCCGACAAGTTCCTGAAGCTGCCACATCTGCTCTTGATACTGGTAATTAAGGGCGGCGATACGGCGTTGTTTCTCCGTTTCGAGTGCTACAATCTCCTCCGCGCTTACTCCTTCAGCGTCTTTCAGAGCCTCGTAATAAAGAATCATTGCGCTACGCTGGCGGTCGAAACTTGCGGTAATACCTTCTTTGCTCGTTGTGTCGGTCGTAGCCTCTCGCATGAGTTCGGTAAATTTGCCGGTATCTGTGAGAATCTGACTTTGAACGCTCCTTATATCCTTGCCGAGTTGCTGAAGGAGTTTTGTTTTTTCGTCCTTGGTATAATAGTCGGCGGCTGCAACTTTATCGTAATACTGTTGCAGCTCTTTAAGTTGGTCGGCGTGGTTCTGGCGGTCGAGGTCAAGAAGGTACACGTTCGCGGCTTCCTGTAAATCAGCGTCGTTGATAACAGAGGCGCGAATTAAATCGGATTGCTGTTTATAAAACGCTTCGGCGGCTGTTTTCCTTTGCTTGTAGTCCTCTGAATCCTGTTTCACCATTGCCGTATTTATAGCCTTTTGGGCTGTGAGTGATTGCGCGGCGAGTTTATTCTGCTCGGCGGTGATAGCGTCGAGGGTTTTAGTGTGGGTGCTGTCAGTGTTGGCGCGGAGTGTTTCGAGTGCGTTATTAAGTTCAAAACAGTATCTTATCAATTCTTGATTCTTCGCGATCGTGCGCTCCGTTTCGGTTAAGTCCTGTTTATTTATCTCCAGTAATCGGCGTTGGTGTGCGTCGTCAACCGGCGCGGTTACTTGGTCGAGAGAATCCTCCTTATATGTGCCGGGGGTACGTTTGGCCTTGGCTTTTCCGAGCAGTTCCTTTTTTTCTTCCTGAAGGAGCTTTATACGCTTTTGAATACGGTCGAGTTCTTCGTCACTCTCCGGGTCCATTTTACGGAGGCGTTTTAACTCGGTGTTAATTTCCTTCAGTCGGGTGACGGTTTCGGAAGCTGTTTTGTTAGTATTGTCGAGGCCGGTATTTACGGTTTCTATCTCTTCGGTTATCTCCGGTGGCGTAATCGTTCCGTCCTCGATAGCCTTTTTCATACGGCCTTGAAATGCTTGTAAATCATCTTCGGCCTTCTTCCATAGGCTTTTTTTACTGTTTGCATTTTTTTGAGCGTCGGAAGGATATACAAAACCGAGCCAGTTGCGCGTGGTGCGCCCGGCTTTTGCTGCGGCGATTTCTGCTTCATCGTAAGCGTCGCGGGCTTCTTCGGCGGCTGCCACCAGTTCGCGCATTTTTGATTCATTGGCTTTATAACGCATCTCCTTCTCCAGTGAAATAAGATAAGCGTCGAGGGCTTGTTTAGACGCTTTATATTTGCCGGTGGTAGCGTCTATTTGTGCGTTATAGTTCGGAATAATACGGTTCAGTTCTGCAACGGCCTTTTTACGACGTTCGAGCGACAAATTTTCATTCTCGGCGACCATTATCAAGGCTTGAATTTTGCCTTTCTGCTCTCCGTACTGTTTCGCCGCTTCCTTGGAGGCTTCGGTCCATGCGTCCGTTTTTTCGGTAGCGTCGTCCATTGCAGAATTATACCCCATAATCGCGGCCACGGCCATAGCCAACAAACTAATGATAAGAATTATCGGGTTTGCCATTAGTGCGGCGTTCCATAGACGTGTTGCGACGGCTGCCGCTCCATCTGCCTTGGCGGCACTGTAAACCGCCGCCGTCTTGGCGATTATGGCTTTTATTGCGTTAGCGATATTGCTTATAAATGTTTTGGTAGCATTAGAGGCTAATAGTGTGGCAACCTTATAAGCCACAAGAGCGGCAACAACGCCGTTTAATATCATTCTTCCGGCGGCGGTCTGTGTGAATAATTTTGTAATCCAGCCCACGAGAGTACCCAAAGCGGACACAAGCGCACCTACTGTTGTCGCGGCCCATCCTATCATTGTACCCATAGGGCTGAAAGCGTCCACAATTTCGCCAATCCAATTTATAATATCTGTACCCCACTCGTAGAGAGTTTTCAGGGCTTCGCGGAAATCAAAGAATTTCAAAATTAAGCCCTCCACTGCTGACTG